GCATGTCCATCTTGTGATGTAAATCCTGCATTTCAATCAAGAAGTCGTATTCCTCTGTATCTTTGTTCTCCATCATCAATTCATTTCATGCCCAAGAGTAGAGTCGGTAAAAACAAACTCTTTAGGGAGTTTTCCAAGCTTAATCAAAGGTACGTAAAAAACAACTACCTCAAGAGGCTTAGGGTTGTCAGCAGAGACTTCTGCAAGAAGAATGATATCTTCGAGAAAGAGCTCATGTTTATGCTGTGGGCTTACGACCTAGAGTTCTGGACCCTAAGGTACGCAGCAAAGGATTACGAGTACTCAGAGAAGAAGCTATCGGAACGCATTGTGTATGAGCTAGTTAACAACGGTTACATCTACAAACACTTTGACAAGCTTACCCCGTCTGACACATACGAAGATCACCTCTTTAGAGATGAGACGAAATACAACTTCAGGGTGAGGTACGCCCTTACTCAAAAGGCAAGGCTGCTCGTACAGCGCTTTTACAGCGAGTTCAGTTGATCGAGAGCTATCTGGCCAATCTCTTGAGATCCTTCAAGGTCAGAGTTGGCTTCCATCCAGGCTTCTACGGATGCTACTTGATTTTCAATCATTAGGAAAGGTTTGAGGTAATTCTGGCGCCCTTAGAAGTGTAGGCGCCGTCAAGAGTATACACGAATTCAGTTTGGATAACATCACCTGAAGATGGATTTGTAACACCTAGCTGAGCAAACGTAGCGGATCCAGACATCAAAACCATATTACCTACAGCAGCAAAAAAAACTAGCTCGAAATTAAATCTTTCTTTTTTCTTTGTAGTGAGATTTTTGAACATGCCGCTCAAAAAAACACCAGAGGGCTGTCCAAAAACCTGGCTAGAAAGAAGGCTCGTATCAGAAAGTATGATGG